CCAGCCGAAGCTGTAACGCTCACGAGCCTTGTAACGCACGTTGCCAGTATCGAAGTCACCGTCCATGCTGTTTTGCAGGGCAGTACGCTCGAACATCTTCAAACCGTTTGGAACGTCTGTGGTCAAGAACCAAGCGCTGTTGTCGGTCAAGAAGTGGTTAATTGCATAACCTTCTGGGATAGAGCCGTTGTTCTTCAACGCATTGATGTCGTTGTTGTTTGTACCAACGCGCAAACTTGTTTCCAAGAGGCGGGTAGCAACGAACTGCAATGCTGGAGGAATAATCAGCTTACGTGGTTTAGCGGCGATCAAGAGGCCACGCTCATCAGTCCAAGCAGCGATTGCGATAACGGCGGCTTCCAAAGAAGTCTCGTTCAAATCGGTTTGGGTTGTGGGAGTGTTAGCGTTGGTGCCACCAGAGACCAATGGGTGTGCTGTAGAGAACAGAGGAACGCCATCGCCACCCACATAGAGGGCAGAGAAACCGTTGTTCAGAACAGAAGCACCTTTGACTTGCTTGGTGTACGACATAGCACGAGCCAAACCTTTGGTGTAACGAGCAGACAGGCTGTCGTACAAGTTGTCTTCAATCGCTTCTTCAGTGATGGAGAAACCCAAAGCAATGGTTTCGTGGTTATAGCGTGCTGTGAACGCTTCTTGCGCATTGTCATAAGCAATGGCAGAACCTTCGTTCTTAACAGGAGCAGCGGAGAAACCAGATAATTTGGTCTCTTCTTCGAAACTACGCTCTGATTTCTCAATTTCGTAGATTTCTTTATGCTCTTCGCCGTAACGGGCGTACTCCAAACCAAACAAAGCATTTAAGCCGGGGAGGAGTTCTTTAAGTAGTTGTGCGCGTGAAATAGCCATTTTAAATTACTCCTTAAGCAATGCTGGTGGCAGCGTAATACTGGTGTTGACCGAAGTTCAACTTAACCAGCAACTCTGGGTACTGTGCAAACACAAGCGTAGAACTAGCAGCAAAAGCTGTAATAGGAGCTTGGTTCAAGATGAACGAAGTTGCGCCAGCAGAGGCTGCTGTATCAACAAACGAACCCGAGGGGATGTACTGACCATTAGAAGCAAGTGAACCAACGTCTGTACCGACAGGCAATGCAAAAGGCAAAGCAGAGCAGGTAACAGTAGCGGTAGAGATGCTAGTGTAGGTAGCAGTACCCAAGGTCACCACGGTATCAGGTACTAAGCCCAAAACACGAATTGGTAACGCATCGGTAGTAGCAGGGGTATCGCTAGGAGCCAACAAAGCATTAGCAGAGTCGCCAGTATTCACGTTACCAGAGTTGTTGATCATTGCCAAGTTTTGGCCGATCATGGCGCGAGCGCCAGAAGCAACAGTAGTACCGGTATTACAGACAACAGCTTTAAATACTGTGTCAGGATCGTCAGTCACAATAGCAACTGCATCACCAGCCAGCGTACTTGCAGGCCAGTATTGAGCAAACTGCTTTTGCTTGGTGGTTGGGTTTGTATAAGAACAACCCAAGAAGACACCTGTAACAGTGCCAAGAGTACCAGTAGAAACAGATAAACGCTGCACATTACCACGGGTCAATCCAACGATATCACCATAGAAAATGTTAGTCGAGTATCCGTATGGGATCGGATATTCGCGGGTAGAACCTGCAAATACCTGACCGCCGATCAGATTGATCGGCTTTAGGCCGTAGGGGGCCGCAACAACGGGGTAAGCCATTTAAGACTCCTTTAAAAGTTATTTAGAACCAGAACCAAATCCAGCGCCACGGCTCGTCGTAGATTTTCTCTCCGAAAACAGTGGCATACGCGGATCGTTATTTCGCATGAAGTGGTTGTCCACCGAAGACATGTTTGCTTCCGCTTGCTCTTCGTAGTACTCTTTAATGGCTTTTAAGTCTTCAGTAGGCATCTTACAAAGAATAAGCCCACCAATTTCTACATTACCAGTACTATTTCCGACCAACATTAACTCCGGATGATCCTCTGCTTTCACCGGTGTCCAGCCATCACGAAACTTGCGAGACGTGTTAGTTGGATCAGCCTGTCCCAAGACATGCGTCGCTACCCAGCGATACGAATATCCCGGCTCAGGAGTCGGGTCGGGCAAAGAACTCGTAGGCCTATAGACCTTACGAACAGTTTTTTCGCGTGACGTAGTGTCACGGGGGGTACGGTTTTCAGCCATTTTGATTCTCCAATCTAGCTACTTGCGCAGCATACTGTTGAGGGGTTAATTTAAATTTTTCTGCTAACGCCAACTGAGTTTTCGTTAACTGAACCATTCGTTTGCCTGACGAACGTGTCGCAGGCGCAACCACAGAAGCAGGTTTTCTCGGAGTATCACCGGACCTTGGCTTGTCTTCGTTACCACCGAAAACTTCAGGGAACTTCGACTTCACGCGAGCATCAATTTGCTCGAAATATTCATCAGATCGCGGGTCCATGCCCGAATTGACTAGCTTTTGATGCAGCCCTAGTGCGTAGCTGGTAACTTCTTCAAACCCATTGTTGCCGAACCACTGGTTTTTTGCTTGCCAGCGCAAGGTTTTTTCGTCCGGTTGAACACGTTGGGGTTCTTGATAGCTCGTTTGTACCTCAAAATTTTCATCTTGTAAAGGGGCTGGACGAAAATTTTTCGTATTCTCCAACTTCATCTTTGCGTCAAGCAGTGCTTCTTGTGCGGCAAGGATGGCATCGGAGTCAAAAGCCTCCTGTGCTGCCTTGTACTCACGGCGCGCTTTGTCCAACTCAGCTTCAGCAGCGGTCTTAGCCATCTGCGTAAACTGTTCTGAACCTGTATTGACGTTCTGACGTAGCTTTTTGTTTTCATCCAACAAGCGCTGTGTAAGAACTTCTAGTTCTTGTTTCTCTCGCAAAGTAGCTTCTTTGGCTCTGCGTTCGTCGTGACGGGCATGGGTCAGTTCCTTGATACGCTTTTGCGCACCTTGGGTGTACTGCTCAATTTCGTCGTCCGTTGGGTCTTCTACTTCCCTGTCTAACGGTTTACGACCACGGTCTTGTTCCGGCGTATCGTCGACAACTTCAACCTCGAAATCATCATCTGTAGTGATTTCAATCTTGGCTTTCTCGTCTTCGATTTCGTCAGGGAACTTAAATTGTTCTCCAGCCATATCTACTCCTTAAGCGCGGGTTATCCCACGAGGGTCTTGCACAACACATTCCACTTGATCGTCATAGATCACGCGGAACTCTTTACCAAAAATCTTCATACGCGTACCTGTGTACGTACGTACCAAGACGAAGTCGCCTTCTTTGCACCAAGGACCTGATGGGAACTTAGTGGTGTCTTTGTACGCATCTGGCCCTAAACGCATTACGAACAACACCGTTGTGGCGTGTTCTTCTTGACGCATAGTTGCCGTGTCTCGAACTAAGTCGAGTTCTGTTCCAGCTATCTTGGCATCTACCGGAGGGACGATGCACAGGATTTTGTAGCCTGTTGGAACGGGTAATGCAGTTGCTTTGGTTTCTTCCGTAGCATCTGGGGCGGGTGCATCCATTAACTGGATGGAGGGGGGCAGGAGTATTTCACTCATCTGATTCGTCAACTTTCTTTGCAAGGTCGAGTAGATAACCCTCTGCGATGGCTAGACCATGAATCACCCCACAGAGTTTTTGATATTGCTCGAACGTCTGGCAGGTGCCTGCGGCTAGGTCATCTGCGTAGTTGTTCATATCGGTACGTATTTTTTCGCGCAATACGCGTGCGAATTCAGTGATCATTTGTTGGTTTTACCCCTAGTTTGGTTTTGCATTTCTGCCCTATGTTTGGCTACATCTATTCCTAAACGTAACCCCTCTTGCTCTTGTTGCGCCGCTTGTTTGGCTTGGCTGTCTTTAATTTGCGCGCCAACCTTCAAGCCTGCGAGTTGTTGTTCCCCACTTACTTTCTTCTGATCTAACATGAGTCGTGCTTGTGCAAGCTGTGCGTCAGCTTGGGCTTTTTGCGCTTTGATTTGCACTTCTTGCTGTTTGATCTGCAACTCTTGCTGCTGCATTTGAATCACTGGGTCTTGGGCTTGTTGCTGGGCTTGCTGTTGTGCAGCCTGCGCTTGGCTTTGTTGGAGCACTTGATTTGCCGCCTGCGCCATCATTGTGGACAAGGCCAACTCAATCTCTGGTGGCAACTTCTCGTCTTCGGGAGGCAGAGGCATACCCAACTGTTGCTCGATCTTGGCACGGTAGGCGTAACCAACGTGTTCTGCAATGTGCGCCATCATGGCTGCTTGCATCATTGGTGCCTTGGGGTTCTGTCCGACAAGTTGTTGTATTTGCGGGTCGTTGATCATCGACATGTGCACATTGATATGCGCGTCGTGGTCTTGGTGCATGAATGCTTTCATTGGCTCACAACGCAACATCGCCATGTTTTCTGACACTGGATCTTTTGGCTTCTCGTCGTCTGGCAACGGAATCAACTTGTCTGGACTCTTAATGCCAAGAACCTCCAGCATCCTGCGGTGCAGTTGTGGCAAGTCATAAATCTCCGGTGCCATCTGCGCCATTTGAATGACCGCTTGGTACTGCACAACACGCTGGCTCATAGTTGCCGCGTTAGGGTCGCTTACAGGAATAATGTCTACGTTTTCGTAGTCTTCGTGGCGAGCAGCGCGGTTGCCCTTCTCTGGGTCAAAGTTGTACTCTGGCTCTGCGTTGTCACGAATGATCGTAGCCAACAGTCCCAACTCTTGCTTGAATGAGTAATGCAAACGTGCTTGCACAGCCGTCATTACCTTTAGTTGCCTCTCCAAGAGAGCAAGCGTCGTACCCACAGGAGCCTGCGCAGACATATCAGATACATTCATGTCCGCAGTAGCCGCAAAGCGACGGCCTTCTTCTACGATCGTGCCTAGCAATTGGGCTAAAACTGCGCTTGGTTCTTTGTATGGCAGGGGGAGAATGTTCTCGCGCAGTGCGCCTGAGCCAATATCTACGTCGCGGAATTCTCCGGGGGCGATTGGTGTGTCGTCTCCTTTGATTCGCAAACCACGCGATTTAAGTCCTCCGGGGAGGTTCGATAAAGTGCCAGCGTCAACCAACTGGCGCATGATGCTCGTTGCTGATTTAGCAAATCCACCGATGAGATGGAAGAGGCCAAAACCGTAGGCTCCAAAGCCGGGGATGTATTGGTAGTGGACAAAGTGCTGGCGCTTGAGTCTGAGTTCATCGTCTTCTTTCCAGTTACGTCGAATGGACAGGACTTCATTGGAGCCTTTTATTAGGGTAACCACGTATGGCAAACCTATGCCGGTTTCTTCGCCGTCAGCGTTTTTGTCTTCAAACCCTTTGAGGTCAATGTCAACGTGAACCTCGTACATTGTGTAGCGGTCATCGTTTAGATCGTTAAAGCCGGTCTCTTTGTCTTTGGCTTTCTTAATGTCGTCTTGTGAAGTCTTGACTGGATCGGGTAAGTCAATGTCGCGGTAGAAGCCCGCCTGTTGTAGTTTAAGAATCTCATTTTTAGTCTTGCGCATAACGTGGGTTACGCGATAACAAGTGTCCATGTCCGTTGCGCCGTAGGGCAGGATGATGTCTTCGGCTGGGATAAACATCGAGACTTGGCGACCAAGGTTAGGGTCTTCGTAGACTTTCTTAAACGCGGAGCCAGTGGCAGGCAGTGACCACAACATGCGCTCTTGTTCTGGACGGAACTCTTTCATGACCTCCGTCAACTGGTAGTTCATGTCTTCCTCGACACGCTGAGCAGCCTCTTTCTTTTGCGGCGTTTCTTTACCAATAATTTTTGTGCGCACGGGTCCCTGCGCAGGGAACATCTCCGTGATCGTCTCGCTTTGGAAACGTACAACAGCTTCTGTGATCATTGGATGGAACACGCCGGACGCGCCGTTCCACGGCTCGGTTCTCTCTTCGTACTGCAAACCTA